CAGTCCGGATTCATCACAGCGAAGACCAAACTGATTGAGATGATGCGGAAGGTACGGGGGGAGTCCGACAAGGTAGCGGTCTCTGGGACGCTTAAAACTGGTATTTCAATCGAGACCATGCTAAAAGAATATGAGGAATCCAACTAAACAAGAGAAACTGGTATATTATTCTCTTTTTGAGAGCCAGTACATCCCACACATCCCCACAAAAAAACAATATGATTTTTTAAAGGCATTTGCCGATTTGGAGGGGTTTTACGGCGGTGCGGCGGGCGGCGGCAAGTCTGATGCACTCCTGATGGCAGCCCTCCAGTTCGTTGAGATTCCGGGTTATGCTGCTCTGCTTTTGCGCCGGACATACGCGGACCTCGCACTACCAGAAGCCCTGATGGATCGGGTGCAAGACTGGCTTGCTGGGACAGATGCGCGGTGGCATGGCGACACAAAAACATGGGAGTTCCCATCCGGTGCAACGCTCACATTTGGATACCTTCAGACAGAGCGGGATAAATACAGGTATCAGGGTGCGGCGTTTCAGATGATCGGATTCGATGAGGTGACACAGTTCACCGAAACGATGTATCAATATCTGTTCTCTCGGCTCCGACGGCTGAAGGATTCCCACGTACCTATCCGGATGCGTGCAGCCAGCAACCCCGGGGACATTGGGCATGACTGGGTTAAGCGGCGGTTTATAGTCCCAACACCTGCGGAACTGAAAGAACTGAAACGATTCTTTGTGCCTGCGTTTCTCGAAGATAATCCATACCTCGACCGAGATTCTTATGATGATGCGCTTAACAAGCTCGATCCGGTCACAAGAGAGCAGTTACGGCATGGTGACTGGGACATCAGCATAAGCGGAGGGCTATTCGAGCGCACTTGGTTCGAGATCGTTGATGCTGTGCCATCCGGGAACCAAGTCCGGTTCTGGGATCTGGCGGCGACCGAAGCGAAGAAGGGCAGTGATCCCGATTGGACGGTTGGGGTGCTGATGGTGCAGGCGGGTGATGCATATTATGTCAAGGACGTGATCCGTGTGCGGAAGAAACCCGGAGATGTGGAGGCGATCATCAAGCAGACCGCACAGATGGACGGCATCGAGACACGGGTATACATGGAGCAGGAGCCGGGATCATCAGGCAAAGGGGTGATTGCTACTTATGCCAAACTACTCGCCGGATATGCGTTTTATGGCATCCCAAGCAGCGGCAAAAAACGTGTGCGCGCAATGCCCCTGTCTGCCGCCACCTCCCGCGGAGATGTGAAAGTCTTAAATGCTGTCTGGCTTAATGCGTTCCTATCAGAGCTTGAGCTGTTCGACAATGGGGCGCACGACGACCAAGTAGACGCAACCGCCGGAGCTTATACGCAACTCACAAGTAGTGCAGACTCCAGCCGGTTCCGGGTAGTCGGTGCAGAGCGGAAGTGGTGATTTTTATATTTATCTCATGGGACAAATCGAGGATGGGGCAAACCCTAAGTACTCATAATTCAAATATCCTCATGGACGTGTAATACCATGAATGATGAATTAAAAGAAAGACGACAGTACCTTATAAATTTATTTAGTGAATTACACGGCGAACTGATAGATAATGAATTAATTCCGCCGAACGGTGAAGTATCGGACTTATTCTTTGATTTTAAGAATGCATTGAATAGTTATTGTGAAGCGTGCGGTGAACTTAAATTCTATATCGAAGAAGACCGGCAGAGAACATCCGAAATAGCTAAATTATCAAAGGGACCATATACCGGCAAAACTACAGATGAATACCATTCGATCCTGTGGGCTATCTATAGAAAGGTGGCGCAGCATGACATGGTTAATTCTGACTGGCGTAAACATCCACCAAAACGTGGTGCAGATAGGAAAGGATAACCTATATACTATTAAGAGGAAAAGATAGATCATGCTTGACCAACTACGATTCAGATTATTGGATGCGCTTGGGGGAAAGCCAAAAACAAAGATTGCGAGCGGTGGCAGCAGCAAAGATTCACTGTTCGATGATCACCGTGCGCGCACTGCCGACCATCTCCAGAAATATGAAAACATCTATCTACAGGGGGGCATCGTTGGCGAGGCGGTTGATTGCTATCCGTTATTTGCTCTCTCGAATGGCTGGCGGCTTGCAGGCGAAGAGGCGCAGGTGCAACAAATACAGGACTTCATAGGCGGCGTTAATAAGCCGGACGACAACGGCGAGGCGGTTAATCTCGACTCTATTATCTGGCAGGGTATTGTTGATTGTATCGTTTATGGTGATGCGTTCCAGGAGATCATAGTGAACCGGGGCGGCGACATCGTGGACATCCTGCCACGACTCGCAAGCACATTTACCGCAACGTTCGACGATTCGGGCGTGATAACTGGGTATCAGCAGAAGATATGTGACGACGAAGCCATCCCGCTTAAGCCGGATCAGATCGTTCACATGCGTCTTCATCAGACTGGCGGCAGCATATACGGGCAGTCGATCATCGGGCGGGCTTATGATGATATTATCCGGGATGCAGACACCGCAGAGAGTACAAAAGTCGCAATTAAGCGACATGCATATCGGAAATATCATGTGCGGGTCGGGCAGGTAGGCGAGACAGTCCCGCAGAGCGTGATTAATGCTGTGCGCAAGGAATTCCAGAAGATCGAGTCAAAGAACGATTTCGTGACCAATCGCGATGTCGAGATCGGCGGGCTTGACGTGGGCGGACTCGGTGGCGTGAAGGAATATTCAGACTGGACGATCACCCGGCTATGTGCTGCGCTCGGCGTTCCTGAGGAGATATTGGGACTCGGCAGGGGATCGACAGAGGCAACCGCAAACGTGCGCATGAAGGCGTTCTATGACAAGATCTCTACTATTCAGAAGGTAGTGGCGCGCACTTATGAGATAAGTATATTCGATAAGATCACTGGCATCAAAGGATCTGTGAAGCTCGTATTCAACGATCTTGATCCTGCTGATGAGGTGGCAAAAGCAAAGTGGATCGGCGAGCTTATGAAGGCATCACCAATTGACCCGTTCTCAATCACTCCGCGCAGATGGATTCAAGAGCAGTTCGACATTGATCCTGATGCATACGAGGACGAAGATGATGGATTGCCGCCGATGATCGACGAAACCGAAGAGGAGGAAACAATAGAATGATGGTAATGGCGAGGACTGGATTGATATTATCGCTCATTGGCATCGCTTGCACTATTATATTTAGTGTTACAGGCAGTATTACATATAATACGAGTCTGGTGCTGGTATGGGTATTTGCTGGGATATGCCTACTCATAGTAGGATTAAAAGAAGCTAAAATGATATGATGCAGAAACTCTCGCGCACAACCCGGAGAGACCCGACGCATACAAAGACGCTGCGAGAGTCATATCGCCGGGATCTCATCCGGCTCTTTGCATCGTATCGCCGGGATGCGCTCAAGGCACTGGAGCAATCCGCAGAGGCAGGATCACGGATGCTGGCAGCAGCGGACGTTGATCTGATCGGGCTTGATGAGACGCTCAGGGGGCTTGGTGCAACACTCATTGCAAGAGGCGCACCTATCACAGCAGATCACGTCCTGCAGAACTACACGGCGGGAACCGGATTCGGCACAAAGCAGCTTAACCGGATCGGGGTTGAGGCTGTGATTGGATCGGGACCGGCTGACTGGCGTGTGATCGACTCGCTTAAGGTGCGGAACCTAACGGCTCTTCGGGGCGTCACGGATGAGATGAATAAGCAGATCATCCGGGAACTCTCCGACGGGATCAATCTGGGGGAGTCCATGCCGAAGCTGGCAAAGCGTATATCCGGACGGGTTGACAGCATCGGGAAAGTTAGGGCGACCGCGATGGCACGCACCGAGACGCTGACTGCATTCAACCAGGGTGCCGAGTTGCGATATGCACAGGCGGGAATTGAGACGCTTGAGTGGCTCTCTGCGCATGATCCGCCGCGAGTGTGTGAGGAATGCCTCGCTCTCGACTCTACGACGTTTAGAATCAAATCCAGCCACCCACGTCCACCCATTCATGTAAATTGTCGCTGCACAGTCATCCCTGTTTTGGGAAAACCAAAGCTCGTATCAAAAGAAGATTCCGTGCGGAACCTCACAGACAAGATTGATGTCACCCGGGATAGCGCAACAGCAGCACGGCGGGAGTTCACGACCGTCCGGAACTGGAACGCAAAGTGGCGAGATAGTATCCGGATGGGCGTAAAGCTCGCGCCACAACAGATGCATAAGGCATGGACTGGTAAGGCTGCATCGATCGCGGACCTTAAGAATATGCGTATAGTTCTGGCAGATGCGGAGCAACGGGGGGCGCATTTCTTGACGAAAGACGAACTTGCTATGCTTGGGAAATGGGGTAAGCAGAAGGGATTCTCTGACAAGATACTCAAGGAGATCGCATTATCTGGAAAGTTGAATCGATATGACATCGATCTTGATGACCTGCTCATGGAACTGCGGGCTATCAAGAAAGGGCGGCATCTCGGACTTAATGCTGCAATCACGAAATACGAGAAACGAATCTGGAACCGACCCGGTGAGGAGCTCTATATCGTCGATAAGAACGGGCAGCGCATCTATTATTACTCTGGCACATCGGAGGGCATGGCGGGCTTCGCAGACATCCGGGGGACGACCCGTGGCGGCACAATGCTACTGAATCAGGCTGATGGTAGGCACATCATGATAGACGACTATGTGCGGCAGGCGGCAGGGCTGAACCTTGCAGAGGTGCGGATGGTCGGAGCGGATAAGGTCTATATCATTAAGCGGACTGGATCATGGGATGCAACATATTACTCTGATGTCGTTAGTCCTGCATATCAGAAGGCAAAGCGGGATCTCGCGAAGGAACTGACCGACGCAGGGCAGGAACGCCGGATCGGGACAGGATGGTTTGACCGGCAGGCATGGAAGCGGACGGCTGCGCAGTGTGATGAGATCGGATATGCAGAGGCGCGCCCGGCACCATTGATTCCACTGAAAACACTGACACAGCGAGAGCGGGATCTGTTGAAGGCGGAAAAAGCAATTAAGGATGAGCAGCGGCTTAAAGACCTTTTGGCAGGGATCAGCGGTTAAACATAACTATATATATTTAGTATAGTATAGTAATATGTAACCTATATTAATATCACTTCGTAATGTTAATATTGCGCAAGATGAACGATACCTTTATATATGATAACGTACTATTAGATACTATCGCAAAGCGCGATAAGGACGTGAAACAACATGACACCACACAACGCAACACAGACCCCAACTCCAGACACCTGGACACTTGAACAGACTGGAACAGGACACGCACGCACCATTTCAGAAGCGATAATCGCAGACCTAACAAACGCTCGTAAAGAAGGGAGGTTCTAAAATGACAACAATCACAGAACACCAACAGGCAGCGCAGGATAGCATCCACGACCTTGCGAAAGATTCAGTTGAGATGGTGGGAAACTTTCGATATGGCAATCTTTCAGAAAGCGAGAGAAACAAACTTCTCGGAGAACTACAAACCAATCTCTGGAATATCGACACACTACGCAGGAATTGCTGAGGTAGAAACAATGGATAAGACAGAAAACCAGCCACCTATAACAACCAAATTCGACTATAGGGTACAGAACTGCTTAACAAAGAATCCTGAGGATCCGATATGCGCAAGGTGCCAAAATCTCACGGGCACCTTCGATTTTAAGATCGTTCAAGAATGCGAACATGCACTATATCTGAAAGATGGTGGAGATCAATGACATACGCACAAACCGAAAACGAAAGATGTGAGAACGAAGTTCGCAATGGCAAGCGCAAAAGAGATATTGGAGGTGTGAATTGATGGAACTATGGGCATGTGGAACGAAGATAACCGAGCATCACGTTATCCGGTCGCTGCCAGCGATGATCACGCTGGAGCACGTCGCAGAGAGTGGCAGCGTGTTTACACACCGCTGTGATGGCAAACTGCTTGGATGCACAGAACTAACGCCGGACGGCGTGAAAACATCCCGACATGGCGAAAGAACCAAATTCGTTCTGCTAAAATCCGCACAAATCGGAGTGGACACAATAATTGAATACGCCCCTTATGCGACCGCAAAGATAGGTGAGATCGATTCATTCGATACCTCCATATCAACAGACCGCCCGGCGACGGTCACGTTAGAATGCAGTGATGCGTGGTTGGAGGTGTAGAACGATGTTTAAGCACCATGTAGCACACACAAAAGAAAACTGGAAACAGTTAAACGTTGGAAAGCGGCACGACGGAAGCATAAAAGTACATCTCGAAAGCCACAACTGGACAGAAAACAAGGAGATCGATTTCACACTCGATGAAGATTTCGTTGATCAACTGTTGCTTGAACTGGTTGGAGAGGATGTACTAGAACGGATCTACCTTGTGAGGGGTGAGCAATGACCGATGACCTGATTAATTGCGGCACAGTTTACGTACAGAAGATGCGCCGGGTCTCCCTCCAGAAGACCTGCGCAATGTACGGGATCGGCGAGGGCGACAAAGTGGAAGTATGGATTAAGATAGTACCAAAGGAGGATGAATAAGCATGAAATCAGAAGACACATTGAAGCTCATGATTATCGGGATCGCAATGATCATAAGCATGGCTATAGGATTCGTACTAACAGAAGACACCAGCATCGAATACGATGAGCCGCGCGGACCGATGACCGGAGGGGATGAGAGGATACATCCGTATGGGGCAGAGATGGTATCTGTCCCGATGGATGAGATGATCTACATCCCTGCATATCCGGATGATGAATGCCCGCGCAGCGACCGGGTGCTGATCAATGAACCGATCAGAGTCGAGGATACGGACGGCACAGTCTACTGGCATTGGTTCTATGAGAACCGAACCAGGGCGAGGAACCGCACCGTATTGCGATAAGTATATTAAGGAGTGCCACAGACAAGAGTATGCACCACATATATTCTCTCCTTGGTGTTGGTATCCACACCCCACACCGGTTGGCGCGGATCGCGCCAACCAACCCCTTTTTCTTACTTTTCTGGCTCTGTTATGTCTGCATCGTCGGCGTAATGTTTCTGTGATGCTTTCTTTTCCAGTAATTGCTTTTTCTTTTCGAGTTGTGACAATCGCTCTATGACTAATTGCCGGGCTGTGCGTGATGGGACTGCGCGGCGCGCACTCTCTCGCTCCTTCGATTCATTGAGCAGCAAGACATACTCTTTGTGCGGCAGCGATACGGTAAACGAGAACTTTACTTGCTCTTCCATATCATAGTATTGTTTTCCATTACTTTATAATGTTTTCTATTGTTTTTAGTTACACACCTATATATACAGTAGTTGCTACATAAGCAAATATGCCTTATGATTCGATTGACGCAGCGAAAACGGCAGGATTCCCGACATCAGCGGAAGGCACCGATTTAACGCTTGCGCAGATCAACAAGCTCGCCGAGATCCACGACGCGATTAAAGAGGCAGGATCAGCCGAGAACCCGATGGCGGCAGCATGGGCGCAGTGGAAGAAGCTCTATAAGAACGAGGATGGCAACTGGGTTGAGCAATCTGACACATCCACCATTCCAGAAGGGATGGAAACTGCAACGCTCTCATTCGGATCTGTCGAAAAGGTCATCGAGGACGCAAACGGGGATACGATCTTCAAAGACGTAACGCTACTCGCAGAGGGCACATGGACAGACGGGCATTCCCGGACACCGACTCATTACAGCGGCAACGAGCTTGAGAAGATGCGTTTCGAGAAGCGAACGATGAAGATGGATCACGACATCTTTGGAACGCTGCCACTTACGAACGAGATCGGCGTGATCGAGAATGAGCGGTTTGTGCGTGATCCTATGGCAAGATGGCTTGGAGATGTGCGGATATTCCCGACGCAGAACGGCAGGGATACGGCAACGCTCCTGAAGCGCGGGCAGATCACAGATATATCAAGCGAACTGTTTTTAAAGCCAGTCCTGAACTCAGCGACCAAATCCCTGCAGGCAACTGACATGATCTTCATGGGGGCGGCGAGCGTCAGGCAGGGGGCTTGCACAGTATGCAAATTCAATGAAGGAGTAACAACTATGGCTGAAGAAAACATCCAGACCGCAGACGGCGGCAATGAACAGGGCGGGACCGTGACAGAAGGAAACGCGGCACTCGCAGCACTTGAGGCACAGGTCGCCGACAGGGTGACCAAATCAACAGAACAGACCGCAGCCGAGCTACAGCTTGCGCAGGGTCGTATCGTTGAGCTTGAGGCAGCAAACAAAGAGCTTAAGACCAAGCTGGCGATCAGCGAGGGCGAAACAACCACGAAGGTGGCGGAACTATCCCGCAAACTCGACACACTCTCAAAGCAGCCAGTCATCCACACCGTAATAGGCGGCGCAACGGTCGGACAGCAGATGGCGCAGCCGGCAGAACTTGACAGCGGGGGCTATGGGGCATACAGCGCATCAGATTTCACGGAGGACTAACTTATGGCAAATACAGATCCATTCCCGACTATCAGAAACGTCCTGGTATCAGGAGACGCCCTCATGAACCTTACAGCGGGGGCGACAATCCTTGCAGGACAGGTTGTGGCTTTCGCAGGTACAGGGGTGAGTAATACCGTACATCCGGCAGTAAAAGGAACGACCGCGCAGCCAATTGGCGTGGCATTGTATGGTGCGGTAGTAGGAGGTCATGTAGCTGTTGCCGGTCCTGGTTGCATTGTTGAAGTCGCGAACGCAGATGAAACCGTGATCGATACTGGCGACATACTCGAAGACAACGATAACGCAGTTGGTGGCACCGTGAGCACAGCAGCACGTGTGATAACCGGTGCAGTGGCTGTTGTGCAGTATCAGATCGGTATAGCTGTTGGAGACATCTCCGCAAACAGCACCGGAAAGATGCTTGTAATGCCCGGACTGATGACGGCGGCAAACGACTCGTAGGTGATCACAATGAAAGAAATAACAATACCGACAATGGGGCACAGACCCGTTGATGCAAGGCAGGATTCACAGGCAAAGCTCCTTTCGAGCCTGCTTGAGATCATGCAGATCGACAAGTCCGGGGAGCGGATCGAGAGCAGGGCGAGACAGAATCTTGTGCGACGCATCCCGGCACAGCTTGGCGCGTACACCATCGACGATTTCATGAGTAACAACCCGGTTGCAGAGCGCAGACAGGCGCGGCAGCTTCTACTCACAGAAGGGATCGAGGGCACGTCCATCATACAGGAACAGGTACTCCGAACAGTTATAGCGGGTGCAGAGAAGTTCCAGATCATCCGGGATGCTGGAGTCGCATGGTATCCCACGAAATCCAACGCTCTGCGGGTTCCTCTCGGTGAGGCACAGAGAAACGCCGACATCGTGGCAGAGAGCGCAGAGATACCAGATCGCACGCAGGACTATGATAAGCGGGACTTCAGCATCGTAAAGTACGGCGTGAAACCACGGATCACGTTCGAGATGATCGAGGACGGGCTGGTTGATGTCGTCGCCGAGGAGATCTTCTACGCTGGCGCGGCAGTCGAGAACAAACTCAACTATGATGCACTCACGGCACTGGCGACGAACGCCGGGAATGAGACGGTCGGAGTCGGTAGCGGCACGGCGGGAACCGGGCTTACTTTTGTGAGGGAAGCAAAGAAGCTGATCAAGACGGACGGATTCATTGCCGACACGATCCTGATGTGTAGCGAGTTCGAGGACGATCTGCTTTCAAACGCAACGCTCAACACACCATACGCATCGCTTGGTGAAGGCGTCATGCGGCAGGGAATCCTTCCAAGTCCGCTACTTGGGCTGAAGTGGTTCACGACCGACAACGGCAGCACGACTGTGGACGGCTCACACCCTTGGGGCTATGGTGCGGACGACGAGATCGGCGCAATCGTTATGGAAGCAAAGCGCGGATGCGGTGTTGCGATGAGGCGTGATCGGGCGGTTAAAAAGTTCGAGGACATCGCCAGAGAGCTTCAGACCATCACGGTAACGATGCGGGCGGATGTAAACTATCTTCACGCAAACGCTCTGGCAGTAATACCGCACGACGACGCATAAGGAGGCTAACCCCCTCCCTATTTTATATTTTTAGGATCATGATCACATCGGAATCGCATAAGGAACTGTTCGCGCCATTCGAGGCGGATCGATGCGAGGCTCTTAAGGACTCGGCGGGATTCACTGATGCACAGCTTGTGGATCTTGACGTGACACGAACGCAGGGCGGCGGCGTGAACAATCCTGATACTTATCTGATTGACAGCACACCGGTTGATCCTGAAACAGGCGCAACATCGGACGCAATAGACATAAGGCAGATACCGGGGCACGATTAAAATGACTCAAAGGGTAATAATAATTGGACTCATACCAGCCGATTACGAATCAGTCACGGTGGCGGATTCCGCAATCGGACTGACACCAGCAACCGCCGACGCAACAAGGGCAGAGCTAACACTGGAGACCGCACAGATCCGCATAAGGATAGACGGCACGAACCCAAC